CCGGAACTTTCTCCCTCGCAAAGCGAGTTAAAGCGTTGTCAACTAAAGCTAGGCTTTATTCATTTAGTGTTAAGATGAAAACTCATCTTGACATTGATCGAATATTGCCTATCCGCTCTAGTTGCCAACCTGCTTTAACTAATTTTGCTTCAGGTAAGTTCTCTCATATAAGGACTCCGCGCCGTCAGGCGCAGTTTTCCTTTGTTGGAAGAAGCTTACCAGTGGGAGACAGGACTGTGATAAAACAGTCGTTAGATAACCACCACAATTCTCTTTCAAAAGAATCTACGAGTGTTCCTCCTGGGACCTACGAATCTATGAGAAGTTGGGCGAGTCGTTGGGGATGTAAACATCCTCCAACGTCTTCACCGTTCGACTTCTCTTTGACCGCAGGCTCCTGCCTGGAGAAATCCAGAAAGGACGGAGGGCTCGCATCTTTTTTGATAGAAAGTGCGGCGGCTTCTTACGGTACGGATTGTGATATTGGAGAAAAACCAAAAGACATCTATGATGTAGATTGGGAGTCTATGGTATCACAAGCTATGTTGCGAGAGCGGCTGATCAAGGAGTTTAAAGACCTTGATCGGCCCCTGCATGCTAAGGTTGAAGTAATTACAGAACGTGGTTATAAAGCACGGATTGTAACTAAGTCACCCGGAGCTGCAGTGGCTCTAGGACACCTATTAAGGCGTGTGGCCCTATCATCCCTGCGAAGGGATCATAGGATCTCACACGTCCTTAGAGGCGAACACCTAGAGTCGATCTCTCGTAAACTGGCTCACGCTGTTCCCGGACCGGCGAAGATTCTCTCAGCTGACTTAACGGCAGCCACAGATAACCTAACTTTTGAGTCCTCTCGGGCTCTTTGGTTGGGTTACTGTGACGGCATTCAAGCGCCAGAGTTCTTCCGCCAGACTGGGTTGGACTTGTTAGGTCCAATGCATCTCACATATCCATCAGGAAAAAGATTAGTCACAGAGAGGGGTGCCCTTATGGGCCTCCCAATCTCGTGGTTCATCCTTTGCCTGGCAAATATGTGGTCTGCTGACAGCGCGATCCGAACTGTACGTTCTTCTCATAATTTAGTACTTCGTAGACAGCCATTTGTCATTTGTGGTGATGATCTATTGGCAGTCTGGGACCAAGATGTTATCTCTCAGTATGAAAAGAACATTCCCTTAACAGGAATGAAATTTTCATCGAGAGAAAAGCACCTTAGCTCAGACTACTTTGGGATCTTCACTGAAGAGATTTTCACACTCAAAAGAGTTGAAATACCTCTGCATAAGCGGAT